CTTGGCGTATTACATAGCCCTGAAAAAAGCGCCAGAAAAGGTGCAGTTACTCAAGCCTTTATACGAAGAGGAGTTTCAGCGAGCTATGTCTCAAGATGAGCCGCGGTCAAGCTTTCGCATTTCGCCTGACATCAGAAGCTACGAGATTGCGTAATGGCTTTCGCATCGAACAGGCGCGCTTATGGAATCTGTGACATCACAGGGTTTCGTTATCGACTGAAGGACATGAAGAAAACGTGGGACGGCCTGCTGGTAGGTCCAGACCAGTGGTCTCCGAAGCACCCTCAGTTAATGCGTAAACCGACTCCGGTTGATCCCGAAGCGTTGAAGGATCCTCGGATTGACCAAGCCGCTGATGGCAACGACGGCAATTTTTTTACCGTTTATACCAACGTCGGGGAAGGTATACTGGGCACTGAGCTTACGCCCTTCAAGGTAACGAGCGGCTTGGGAACGGTTGAGGTGACGACGACATGAGTTTTACATTGGCCACATTAAAATCGACTGTGCAAGATTACTTGCAAGTTGATGAAACGACGTTCAACGCGAACCTTAACACCTTTATTCAGGAGGCAGAGAGCCGCATTTTTAAGCTGGTTCAGTTGCCTCAACAGCGCAAAAACGTAACCGGCACACTGACTACGAGCAATCGTTTTTTGGCCACGCCATCAGACTTTTTTGCACCGTTTTCCTTAGCTGTAATCACGGGTGGTCGATATTACTATCTCGATTACAAGCACCCGTCTTTTATCAAGGAATACAGTCCAACCACTACGACTGAAGCAAGACCAAAATACTACTCGCTGTTCGATGACACGGCCTTTGAATTGTCGCCCATACCGGATTCTGGTTACACGGTAGAGCTACATTACTTGTATAAGCCAGCCTCATTGACTGCGGGTGCAGATTCAGGAACAACCATTTTGTCTACGGACCATCCAGATCCTTTGCTATATGGCACGTTAGTCGAGGCGGCGATATTCCTGAAGGAGGCTCCCGATGTCATTCAGACGTTTGAGTCTCGATTCAAGGAGGGGATCGCGAGAATGAAGAACGTGAGCGAAGGCCGCGCGACTCGTGATGAATATCGGTATGACTTGTTGAGAACAGGTGTTAGTTAATGTCAAGAATTTCAGAGTTGGAGGGAGCTCACGTAGCTCTCATAGGGCTTGGCGCCTCGCAAATTGATTACGTAATTGGAATAGAAAACAGCAGAACGTGGAACGAAGTGTGGTGTATCAACGCCGCGCTAGGGGTTTTTCCGTGCGACCGGGTTTTCATGATGGACCCGGCGTCCAGATATTTGGACACTGATGACGCGGGTGCACAAACCGACGTGATGCGGCGAAAGCTACCGACGTTTACAAAGCCTATTTATTCCTGCGAACTAGATGACCGGGTCCCAGCTATCGTGGAGTATCCGCTAAAAGAGGTGATTCACGATCAGCGTTGCGCCTACCTCAACAATACCGTCGCCTATGCCATAGCTTTTGGTCTGTATAACAAGGTCGCTCACATGGATTTGTTCGGCATGGACTTTAGCTACAAGCACAACATTCATTTTGCTGAGGCTGGTAGGGGTTGTGTCGAGTTTTGGGTGTCACGTTGCATCTCTCAAGGTGTTGGTGTTGGTGTGAGTCAGAAGTCTGCCCTGCTGGATAGCAACGTGGAGCCTAGCGAGCGCTTGTATGGGTATCATCGATTAGATGACCCCATGATGGTGATGACAGACCAGAAGGGTGAGTTTTTGGTCTGCAATGAATCCGAGTTTGACAAGGCTCAGCGCCAATTTAACTTTCAAAAAATAGAAATGCCAAGCGCGCCGGAGCCATACAAAGGATGATTTCGCAAAATTCAGACTTCGCTCTCGGTAGCGTCATGGTGGCAACATCGAATGAGGGCGGCCATGATCCAGAGTTTTGGGCAAACGTAGTGACTGACCGACTGGTCAGCATTTCTCAAAACGCAGACCCTCATGTAAGACAGCAGGCCGAGGCTTTCCGACAACAGGTTTATGAAGTAGTATTGAGAGGGATTAAAAGCGCCATCGATAGCGATAGAACTTCGCTTTCTGTTGCATTACGGCGCCAAGGTCATAATCAAATGGCTGACATATTGAAGGAGCTATAAAATGGCTATCACATCGGCAATTTGCACATCATTCAAGCAAGAACTGCTGGTCGGTACGCACAACTTCACGGCGTCAACGGGAAATACGTTTAAGCTGGCTCTGTATGACAGCTCTGCCACTTTAGGCGCTTCCACGACGGCTTACACCACTTCTAATGAAGTGAGCGGAACTAATTACACGGCAGGTGGTGGAACTCTCACGAGCGTGACTCCAACAACGTCAGGCACTACTGCCATTTGCGATTTTGCAGATTTGACGTTTGGAACGGCGACGATTACGGCTCGTGGCTGTTTGATCTACAACGACACGCAGAGTGATAAGGCGGTTGCGGCAATCGATTTTGGAGGCGATAAGACCAGCACGGCAGGCAATTTCACGATTGTATTTCCGTCGCCAACGGCAACGGGTGCAATCATTCGGCTTGCGTGATGTGTTGCGATGCCACTTCAAACAATAGAATTCACGCCGGGAATCAATAAGGAATCGACCGATTATGCGGCGAAAGGCGGCTGGGTTGATGGCAACCTCATTCGATTTCGTAAAGGACGTGTCGAAAAACTTGGTGGTTGGATTAAGCTTGGGGATGATTCTTTTCTCGGTACTGGCCGGGCTTTGCATAGCTGGATTTCTCTTGGTGGCACTCGTTTTTTGGGAGTGGGTACTACCTTCAAGTATTACATCGAGGAAGGCGAGTCCTACAACGATGTCACCCCAATAAGAGCCACTACTGCGGCGGGTGATGTCATCTTCAGTGCCACAGATGGTTCTTCGACTCTTACTATTACCGATACTGCACACGGAGCTGTTACCAACGATTTTGTTACCTTTAGTGGCGCGGTAACACTTGGAGGTAACATTACAGCCGCAGTGCTTAACCAAGAGTATCAAATAAGCTTGGTTATCGATCTCGACACTTACGAGGTCGTTGCTAAAGACACGTCAGGCGCAACGGTTACCGCAAACAGTAGCGACACGGGAAATGGTGGAGCTTCGGTGGTTGGCGCCTATCAGATTAACGTAGGGCTAGACACATTCGTTAGCTCTAGTGGTTGGGGCGTAGGCACTTGGGGTGCCGGTGGCTGGGGCTCTTCTCAGGCCATCTCTAACACCAACCAGTTGCGTTTGTGGACGCATGACAATTTTGGCGAAAACTTAATTATTAACCCGCGCGGAGGCGGTATTTATCGCTGGCTTGAAAATGACGGCGTAACCACACGATCAGTAGAGCTATCTCAGATATCTGGCGCTAACGCAGTGCCTACAGTAGCGCTTCAAGTAATTACGTCAGAAACCGATAGACATCTAATATGCCTTGGGGTGGATCCTTTAGTGAGCGGTTCTCGGACGGGCAGTATTGACCCTATGCTCGTTGCGTTTTCTGATTCTGAAAATGAATTAGATTTTGAGCCGACAGCCACAAACAGCGCTGGTTCCGTAAGGTTATCAAGCGGTTCTTTCATCGTCGGCGGACTAAAATCTCGTCAGGAAATTTTGATTTGGACTGATACAGCGCTTTACTCCATGACGTTCATCGGTCCCCCACTGACCTTTGCAATGAATCTTGTTAATGAGGGTGCCGGTCTTGTCGGTCCGAAAGCGGCCTGTAACGCGCCAAACGGCGTTTACTTTGCGAGTAAGACCGGCTTCTATTTCTACAATGGTGCGGTGCAAAAGCTACCATGCACCGTTCAGGAATATGTTTTCAATGACCTTGACCTCGGTCAGGCATTCAAGTGCCACATGGGTGTCAACTCAGAATTTGGTGAAGTTTGGTTCTTTTACCCTAGCATCGAAGATGGCACGGGTGAGATATCGCGTTATGTGATTTTCAACTACGAGGAGAACCATTGGTCGATAGGCTCCTTGATCCGCTACGCATGGCTTGATGCAGGCATTGAGGATTTACCTTCTGCTACTGCCGAAAACTCTGCTCAAAACTGTATTTTCCGTCATGAGTCTGGTTTCGATAGCTACGATGATGCAATGACAGGCGTATTTATTGAGTCTGCGGACATTGACATAAGTAGTGGCGATTCCTTCACCTTCGTTAAAAAGCTGATTCCCGACATGGCTTTTGTTAAGGAGGCCGGGGTCAGTAACGATCCTGCTATGAATATCGTGCTGAAGCGAAGAGATTTTCCGAGTCAGCCACTGGTTACCGATAGCACAAGCCAAATCACGGAATCGACAACTTTCAAAAATTTGCGCACTCGTAGCCGTCAAATCGTGTTGCGATTTGAAAGCGACGATGATGCAAATGATGTAGATCAGAAGGGTTATAAGTGGCGCGTCGGTGCTACAAGGCTTGATCTACAGCCGAGTGGCAGACGTGCATGAGTGTTTTACTGCCAACCCGGTTGCCGCTGGCTCAGGGCGAGCAGGTATCTGCTGATACGTTCAATCGTCTAATTCGTGTGCTCGAATTGAACTTGGGCGGCGTTAATTTCAGCATTTCCCCGCATTTCAGCGCTACTGATATCGCTGGATTACAATTTGCCACAGGCGCTATCATATTCAATACTACGAATTCAATTCATCAGGCTTTTGATGGGGTACAATTTAGAGATTTATACGATCATCAGACCTATCCGACAGGCGTAGGAATGTCGGCGACAGTGGGGGCCGTTACGGTAACAACACCATGAATGCATTTTTAGAACAACGGATCAGCAACTTACTAGGTCCTGAGACAGCTCCCGCTCAACCCCTGATGATGGCTGAAGGCGGCGAAGTTTTTGATATCGAAGATCCTGACACCATGGCAGAAGCCTCCATGGCTATGCAGGAGCCCCCGGGTGATCCTAATGCTGAGCTTCGTGACGCAATTGATCAGCTCATGATTGCTCAACAGACGGCAGAAGATCCGTTTGAGTCGCGTAAGGCAGAGCAGTTGATGGAGGCCGCAGTCATTGGATCAGAGGCCCCTCTCGGAACCATGGCCTTAGAGCTCTCTCAAGCTGGTCGAGGCGGAGACAGCACATTAGCTCACTTGACTCCCGGGGAAGTGGTTTTGCCTTTAGGCATGATGGACGACCCAGATTTTGAGCGGATAGTTGAAAATCGTTTTGAAGAGATGGACCTCAACCCTGAAGAGTATGTTGTAGGTCTTGGCATCGCATCTCTAAACCCGGTTACCGGCCTTGAAGAGTTTGGATTTTTCAAAAAAATTGCTAAGGGCGTTAAGAAGGTCGTCAAAAAAGTTGTTCGGCCTGTTGCCGCAGTAGCACAATTTGTTCCGGGCCCATGGCAACCCGTTGCGGCACTCATTAATAAAGCTGGCACGGTTTATGACGTGGCAAGCGGAAACGCAAGCCCTCTTGCCTTAGCTTCGCTTGCGACTGGTGCTGGCGGTACATTTAGTCAAAACATTAAAGATCTCAGGGCTTTATCTACAGCGGCAGGCGGCTCTGGTAGCATTATCGACGGTATAGTAAAAGCGGCGACTCAATCGGGCTCCTCAATACAAAGCGGCATTGGTAATCTGCTTAGCGATCCAACAAAAACCATATTTGGAAGCGGAGCGGGTACGTTACGCGGATTAGCAGGATCGGCTTCCTTCTCAGGTCAAAGCCCTAAACAAATGTTGGAGGCGATTGCAGAAGATCCCACACAAGCCGTAAGAATCGAGACTATGCGTAACACTTTCGGTATGTCTGACGAGGAAATCTTGTCGGAGATGACAGGTGGTCAAGCAGGTCTTGGTGGCCTAATCAGTGGCGGCGGTAGGGATGGTGTCGGAAATTATGGAGCGCTTGGAGACTTCATGGGCTCTATAACCGACAGAATGGGCCTTACGGATTATGGCCTTGCCGATGGTCAGGGCGGATTTGGCGCAGGCGGCGGTCGCGGTGGTTTCGGCATGGGTGATGCCGCGGCCTTCGGACTTGCAGGCCTCCTAGCAAAACTAGCATATGATGAAGCAAAAGACAGGAAAGGCGTGCAGTTGACGCCTTCTGTCGTAATGAATGCCGCAGGTCGATTCAACCTAGAAAATGAAATTGCTCGAAGAGCTGGAACACAGGCACCTAACCCAGTTGAGTTTGGCTTATTGCCACAAGGCAACATTCCAGTCTTGAGCGGTGGCCGCGTGCCCACTACAGCGCAAGCAGAGCTTGAGCGAGAAAAAGTTGAGGGAATGCGCTACGGTGGGCCTGTCATGGCTTTCGCTGAGGGCGGAAACGTAGACGAACAAGATTTCAAACGCATGAATGGCGACATCAATGGCCCCGGCACCGAGGTTAGTGATGACATTCCTGCGATGCTCTCTGACGGAGAGTTTGTAATGACGGGACGCGCAGTTAGAGGGGCTGGCGCGTTTGATATGAAAAACAAGAACGGAATCATCACATTGACTCCTAAAAACGGTGAAGATCGTGAGCGAGGAACAAAGTTGATGTACGAGATGATGGACTTGTTCAAAGAATTTGCGGATGCACCGGAGGCCGTCGCATGATAATGCCCCCTGCCAAATTAAGACGCTTTCAAGAGGGAGGCGCCGCTGAGACAGACGAGGCGGCTGGACCTTACGTTGCGAGCGTAACCAGACAAGAGCGCCAGATGGACCCCATCGTTCAGCAACTGCTGTTCGGTGTCGGGGGTGAGGGTGGTTTCATTCCCGGTGCCATGCGTGCCGCGGAACGGACGTTTTTTGATGAGCAAGGTAGACCGCTCGTTATCCCACAGCAGATTGCTGGATTTTCGCCGGATCAAATTATTGGAATGCAGTTGGCACGCCAACAAATTGGTGCGCAGACGCCTTTTCTTAGAGCGGCTCAACAAGCTTATTTAGGTGGTTTGGGATCCATTCAGGCAGGTGCCGGACAGCAATTGGCGGCTCAGCAGGAGGCGCTACGACAGCTTCAAGCAGGAGCTGGGGAAGAAGCTTTTCAACGACAGTTGGGCCTTGAGGCTGGCCTCGGGGGGTTTGGAGAGCAAGCCCGGCTCGCGTCTCTGGCTACCGGGCAGTTAGCTGATGATTTAGGCACACAGCGACAGTATCAACAGGACGCGCTTGCGCAATTGCAAGGCGGTCTTGGGTCAGGCTTGGCGACATTAGGAGCCGCCGCTGACCAGTTTGGGGCAATGGGCCAGCAATTATCTGGACAGCAGGGACGCTTGTTCGATGAGTTTGGTCGTGATATTTCGGGGGCCCTTGGAACGGGGGCTACTGCCGCGCAACAATTTGGACAGCAAACAGCCGGTATCGAGCAACTTGCAAGAGCAGGAGAGCAACAGTTTGGCCAAGGAGTGGGCGCCGCTACTGCTGGGCTCCAAACTGCACAGCAAAGATTAGATCAACAGTTAGCACAAGCGCTTGGACAGGAAAGCGGGGCTGTCAGCAGATTTGGTCAAGGCGTCGGAAGAGCCACAGAGCAATTGCGACGAGGCATTGGTCAGTTTGGCACCGGACTCGGTGCGGCAGAAGCACGTCAGCTCGGCGCGTTACAAGACTTTGGGGGAAGGTTAGGCGAATCTGAAGCTTTATTACGGGGCACTACGGGTGGTTTTGATCCATCTATGACCGAAGATTTTTATGATCCGTATGAGCGCCGAGTGGTTCAGCAGACTATACGGGATGCAATGAAAGCGGCTGATCAGGCTGATATGGCTCAGACAGCAAGAGACATACAGACAGGCGGAGAGTCAGCCTTTGGCTCCAGAGCGCGTCTAACAGCCGCAGAGCGCAGAGAGGCTTTAGGTAGAGGCTTGGCACAGGAAGTCGGAGGATTGCGCTCAGCGGGGTTCCAAAGAGCTCAGCAGGCCGCTATGGGCGAGTTTGCGCGACAGCGTGAGGCTGAACGTGCGGCGGCGTCTGGTCTCGCTGGACTTACCGGGCAACGACTGGGCGCTCAAGAGCGTGCGGCTCAAATGTTAGGCAGTGGCGCTCAACAAAGGCTTGGTGCACAACAGGCGCTGTCAGGTCAAATGGGACAAGAAGCGGCTCAGAGATTAGGTGCAGAGCAAAGCCTAGCAAATCGCCTTGCCACAATTGGAAGTCAAAGATTTGGTGCGGGACAAGCATTAACGGCACAACAGATGGCCGCGGCTCAAGGTCAGCTTGGTGCACGTCAAGCGCTTCAAGGACAGCTTGGTCAAACGGCGGCACAACGGCTTGCCGCGCAACAACAGCTATCAGGACAGCAACAGCAGGCCGCTCAGCAACGGCTTGGTGCGGGTCAGCAGTTGGGTCAATTCCAACAAGGATTGTCTGCACAGCAATTGGCGGCGCAACAACAGCTTGCCGGTCAGCAGATGGGTGCGGCAGGTCAACAGTTTGGTGCCCAGCAACAATTTGGCGGATTGCTTGGTCAGCAGGCACAGCAACTTTACGGAGCTGGCACTCAGCTTGGTCAAACCATGGGTCAGCTTGGGCAACAGGCAATGCAGGCTCGAATGGGCGCAGGTCAGGCTGGGCTTGGTACTGCCGGGCAATTGGCTCAGGGCTATGGTCAACTTGGTGCTGTTCAAGGTCAGGTCGGTCAACAAGTGGGCGGCGCAATGCAAGGCTATGGCCAGCAGATGCAGGGACTTGGCGGTCAATTTGCTCAGGCTGGACAGCAAGATGTTCAGTCATTAATGGGCATGGGCACATTGCAACAGCAACAGCGTCAGCGAGAGCTTGATGCACAGCGTGCTGGATTGCTTCAGGCACAGCAGGCGCCGCTCATGCAATACCAGCAACTCATGCCATTTATGCAGTTCGCGGCGGGACAGACTGGGCCTAGCGGCGTAACGACACAGTATACGCCGCCACCTAGTGCGCTACAGGCCGCGTTTGGTACGGGGCTTGGCGCTCTTGGGGCCTTGGGTCAATACTTCGGCTACCCAGCTCAACAACAGAGCACGGGGCCGTAATGTCTATTTCGAGGTCTCAAATGGAAGAACAAATTAAGGGGTTTAATTTAGGTGGGGACGTGTTTGACCCTATA